TAGGACCATGAAGCTATTGGTGACGTGCAACGACTTCACATATCGTTCTTCAAACGCAAGGTGCTCAGGGGCTCCTGACACCTGTTTGATGAACTCGATTGACAACTATGCTTGTCTGTCCTCTGCTTTCAATGATGACATCCAGCCGCTAATACTCGTTGGAGGTGATGATGGGCTTATCTTTTGTCCAGAAGAACTTGCTGCTAGCATAGAGCGGGCAGCAATGAACTTTGGGTTCAAATTGAAGCTCAAGCTTGTGCGACCAGGTGAGACATTCACGTTCCTCGCTAGGAGATTCGCGTGGTTCGGTCAAGATTCAATGATGGATGTTGATCGGACCATGTCTAAGCTCAACTGGTTGTACACGCCATTGCCCGAGTCTATCCAATACGAAAGATTATTGGAAAAATTGAAATGTCTCTATCAGAGTGACAGCAACACGCCAATCGTGGGCCAGATAATTGCCTCCCACATGGTTAAGGTTGAATCAATCATCAACACCCAGCCCAGGAGACACTCTATGAACACAAAGTTCTCGAGTGGTGTTGGTTATGTGTTACGAACCATGGGTTCATTCCCAAATGCGTTGAACGACTGGATGTACAGTGAAGTAACATCTAGTCAGTGGTACGAGGGCTACGTATCACAGTCGTCCTAATAAGACGGCACCCGCCAGGTCCGTGCCCACTTGGCGGTGTAGGCAACTTTGGTTGACTGAAGACGAAGTCACCATCTGCGCACAATCGCAACACTGTGTGGTTTGAATAGTTATACTATATAAATGCCTAATAAGCAAAACAAGAATTTAAACCCCGGACGCAAGTCCAAACAAACCAAATCAGTAGCCCCAAGACCCAAACAACCACAAGTACCCGGCACAGTCATCAAACATACCGAGTTGATTGCCTCCATCACCCTTCCAAATAGTTCTTTCTCACTAGTTGGAAAGACTAATGGATACGCAGTCAATGCTGGTAGTCGGTTTACTTTTCCCTGGTTATCATCCATCGCTAGGAATTTTGAGAAATTCCAAGTCAGACGGTTGTCCTTCCATGCTAAGACTAGTTCGCCATCCACTTACGGTGGAAACGTCTATCTTGCTTTGGACACCGACCCCCTGGACACACCCCCTGGTTCCAGTGCGGAGTTCATGGCTAATAAGTTCCATGCGATTGGACAGATAAGCAAGGATGTTGTGCTCAATCTCTCACCACAAGACTGCAAGTTATTGCATTCACCCTATGGTGTAGCATACACCAAGGCCCGCGATGGCGCTGATCCTCCGGGACGCTCCAGTACAATCGGCAGACTATTTGTCGGTTCGCAGGCCAGTCAGGCATCGTATGCCAACCTGTATGTATCCTATGAGATTGTTCTTCTGACCCCTCAGTTGAGCACAACAACCGCCACGACATCACAACTGGCTCTTTATCAACAGTCTTTCAGCGACTCTGTTCCTGTCGCTCTCACACCTTCCAGCCTGTCATTGCCCACCCCCCTGGTATCGACTTCTATGAATTCGTTGCCAGCAGTTGGCCTTGACATCACGAAGTTGCACTCTAAACTGTTTGATTTTGGCCTCAAGCTCAGTGATGCCAC